GAGCCTTGTCAGCATGATTTGATTTGATTGCTTCGAGTGCCTTACCGTAGAAGGAACCAAAGAATACCGCACCTGAATTAAATGGTTTTGCACCCTCTCCACCTTGGAATACATTACCTGTGAAGTCAACCAACTTACCACCAATCGCACCTCTCTGTCCTAACACAGAGACATACTTACCACCAGTAATATTGGCAACATCGGCAGATACCGCAAAGGATTCTTCACCTGACATGAAGACTGACGATCCTCCTGCGATTTCTATATTACCTTCAACCGCAGTAGTCTGATCCAATTTAACATCTACATTATGGTCACCAAGAATCACATCGGTTTGTGTACTCATGGTCTTGTTGATCTTACTCTTCTTGACAGTTTCTTCACGATTACCTGTGGTAATTGTTCGGTGATTCTCTAGGATATTTTCTCGTAGACTTCCTGCCACATTGAGGTTCATGTTGCCACCAACATCAATGTTATAGTCACCAGTCACCTTCATGTTCAAGTTACCTTGATACACGAGATTACCATTACCCTCAATGATAACAGTCTGATCACCACCAGTGACTTCTACCTTATTGTTTACGGCAGAAATGATAACAGAACCATCTGCTCTCATCTCCACCCCTGCACCTGTACGATGCTTGATCAGTACTCTTTCCCCACCGGGAGTGTCATCCTGTTCAATCACATGACCAGAAATAGTTTCCTGTACTTGGTTAAACGGATACTCGGATGGTCTCTGTGGTTCAATGCCCAAGGACACACCAATGTCACCACCCCCAACATAGAGGTTGTTTATCTTAGAACCACGAGATGCCTTATTGATAGATGACCCAAAATTATAATCTCGTTTGGGGTATTCACCTGTAGGGTCTTGCATACCATCTTGAGCAACACCCAAAGTATTCTCTAGTCCCTCACCGAGTTTCTCAACTCGTAAATCATAATTGTCTTTTTTAGTTGTCACTATTCATCTCCGATGGACTTAGTGGTCTAGCATTCAATGGTTCATCAGTTCGATTTCTTTTTCTGAATACAGACTCGACATAATCCACAACATCAAAATATGGGTCAAATTCGTTGACATCAAGATCATTGTGACCAAACACCTGACCACCGGGAAATCTACGATAATACCCACCCAAAAATTTCTCTAGTGTCGTAAACTGCTCTCGTGTAAATGCCTGAGAGGATCGATAGTCTGTTGGATTATCCTCACCAGTAGAAACATTGATACCACCAACCATCACAATACCAATAGAAAATCTGTCGTGACCGTTTACTGGTGCGTGGTCACCCTCTATGTTTACTGGTCTGCCTCGTTGCAATCTACCATCCCTTCGTATAACATAATGGTATCCAATACCGTCATGCCCTAGATCAATATGTACATTATTTATCTCTATAGAACCGATGTCCTTATTGGTGTGAGTGTCCGTGGCATGAACAATAACCTCGGTCACATCTCGTTTCACCCTAGTAAATTCTGCATCTAGTTCTTCTACCGATGAAACATAGGTAAAGGCATCGTCTGGACTATTGCGACCATCCCACTTGTCGGTCATAACAGGTTCACCTTCTTCATACAGACTCGCATCAATAATAACAGTGCCAGAGATGGTAGTGTCTAGTAAATCCATCTTTTCAGCAATCAACGAAATCTCTTGTTGGGCAATCACAATCTCTTGTTCGGGAACACCTTGTGCCTTTGCCTTTTCGATCATTTGAACTTGCATCTCTAATGTAGAGGTTGTTCCCTCATCTGTAGCAAGGATTCCTTTCATACGATCTGATACATTATCAGATTTATCTGTCAGTGTCTTGATTGCTTCTTTTTTCTGTGTGGCATCTTGACTGGCAAACTGTTCGAGTATTTTCTTTCTTTCTCCCTCAGTGGTACTAATACCACCATCGACTAGAGTAGAGATAAATGTAGAGGCAGTACCAGAAAGACCTTCTCCCAGATTTTGTACCACACCAGAAAGTCCCTTGTCTGTACGACCATCAAATGCGGAATTGAATTCGTCTACTGCCCCAGTTGCTTCATCGATAGCACTCTTGACATTGGCAACATCAGATTCTACTACCGATTTCATATCTTTTAGTGAATCTAGTTCTTCTTTTAGTGATTGAAACTCTTCTTTGTATCCTTTAATCCCAGTGTCATTCAAAACGGTATCTTTGGTAGTTTGAATGAATCCCTCTATCTTGTCTATCTGGAGGGCATCTTTTATTCCTGTTTCTATCTCACCTGTAACCTCATCAATTTTAGCATTGACCTTGGCAACCCCTGCATCGATCTTGCTTTGAATTGCATTTATCTTACCGTTTAATTCAGCAACAGGTGCGATTGAACTAAAAGTAGAAGTAAGATTACTGGCAAAAGTAAGTGCACTGGTGACTGCCGAGATTGCACCCATTATTCCACCACCACCCGCAGATTTTGGTCTCAATGCATCCACAGTGGTAGTAAAGTCAATCAAAGACTGATATGCCTCGGACTTTTTGTCCTGTGCAATAGCAATACATTTGGAGATACTTTCGGCAGTACCATCACAAGTAACTGCTAATGCAGAAGTAGGATTACTTGATTTGATAGAAGGGAGACCTGTCAAGGCGGCAACCGTGGTACTAAGAGTTCCGAACCCTCGTGCTTCATCGGCAGAGTCTCGACCTACACCCCTGTTTACAGTGACATTACCTGAACCATCAGAGTCAACAGACAATGAATTGAGAACAAGACTTCCTGCCGAATCTGTATCTTCCTTGAATCGTAGGAACTCACCATTAGAATCCACCACGGTATCTTTGGTGACTACAAGGACATTACCTTTCGCACCAGATGTAGGAAAATCATCGGTAAGTTTACCGACATGACCTGTAATGACCTCTTCACTAGAGTTGCAAGTTTGCCCTAATGATTTGACCCCTCCAAGAATCTCACCATCTTGTTGACCAAGAGTCGTGTTTCTTTTTACAAAGGTTTCATCAACAGATTCCGTAGTCTTCTCTTGGTATCTACTTGTCCGTAGACTGTTTCTTCGTTCTTCACCTTTCAGAACAGAATTTAATTTAGTTTTTGTTAATGCCATTATACTATCCTATCCGTCAATCGTCTTGCTTGCAATTCTATTTGTCTCACAATGGAGGCATTGCCCAAATAGTATTTACCTACTATGTGGCAGATACCCTTATTATCAAGTCTGTCGGATTGCAATAATCGTATGTTGGCAGATGACTGAGTACCATTTAACTCGTAGGCAATAAATGCTAGTTGGGTCATAAAAGTACCACTATTATTAGCAAACTTTTGAAGATCATCAAATCGTCTATCACTAAATCTTGCTAGACCTTTCGATTGTCTATTAACACCAGTACGCATACCAGAGGCAATTGATAATCCTGCGGTCAGTCCGATTGCTTGTTTCTCGGTGTACCCCACATTCAAGAAGAACTTTACTGCTGTATTCTCTCGTTGGGTTTTTACTGTACTCGGAATATTCCCTGTTTCTTCGTTCCGAATATCAACTTCTTTTGGTTTGACTGTTTCCGCAATCTTTTCCCAGAGTCCTTCTGGTTTGTTATCTACCACAATATCTTCATCTATCTGACCCAACTGTACTGTCGTAGGAAACTCCACATGAGGAAGTGAACCTAACACGATGGGTGTCTGTGAGTTTACCCCATCCATGAACATACCAAATACCAATGCACTTGGTTGTAGTTGAGGCATTCTTCCGATACCAGATGCACCACCTTCGGTAGTAGGAACAACACACTGTGCCCAAGGTAAGTCTGCTTGAGGAATTAGTCGAGTCGATTCTGTGTGTAATCCATGAACACGAATCTTCACACGACCCTCATAACCATATGGGGGTGAAGCATCCACAACAGTCGCAATGAACCATCGTGTATTGTCTCCATAGAACTCAGATAAAATTGGTTGAGGCATTACGGAAGTTTCTCCAGTTTACACACATTCATAGAGACCGTATGTTGTGTCCCTTGGAAGGTATGTCTTGTGTCATAGATAAGAAAATTACCAGACTTTGCCTTATCGATAAGTTGATCTTCGGTTGCAACAGCAGAACTTTCCACATTATCGTTCACAACCTTTAAACTAACAATATCACCAACCGTTGCTTTCGAGATGATAAACCCTGCACCCTCTACTATGACATTCATCATGTTTTTGTACATATGACCAAGAATTGCTTTACTCTCTACTTTCTTTTTAAACTGTGCGGTGTCATACTCATCGTGATAACTTTTCTTTCGACCATAGGTACCTGTCGAGGTCACCGTATGAAATTTGTGTGATTGATATTCATCAACCAAAGTATCTCCCAACTTAAAATCTCGATCAAAAACATTTTGATTCTTACCAATAATGTTCTGTAGTTCTAACTTATCTAGCACACCCCTTATACTATGATGATGCTTGGATACTTGACCAGTGTTTAGATTGGTATTGTTCAATGATGAACCCACCGCACCTTGCTGAATCAATTTAAGACTATTTCCTCTCTTGGCAATCTTGAGTGCTTTGATAGTGAAAGTTCTTTCAAATTCAGTCTGAGCATCTGCACTCGAAACATTGGCAGGGTTATATGTGTAGGGTAGTTTTGTGTTCCACGGTTTTTGTGATAACATGGAATCTAGATTACCCAAACGCAGATTGTTATCATGCATTGATGCATAGACAAAGAATGGAGAACCAGTTACTGTTGTTGCACGACTACACAACCACTTGATCGCATCGATGGGATGTAGATTAGGAACAATGCCTCTCATGTTAGTCTGTATTGGATTAGCAGTCTTACCATCGGGTAATGCAAGGTATGAAGTATCGATGTCCAGTTTCATTTCGGTTGCAAGCAACTTGATCATTATCTCATCAATATTGCCATTGAATGACTTACTAATCTTCTTGACAGATGACAGGAATGCGTGTTCGTCTAGTAATGTAAATGAAACTATACTAGACTTTCCGTTGTCATTTGACTTGACAGAATCTTCGATACCTGTCATAATGAATGTACGAGACATCACCGTTTCCAAGTCGTTGTCCACCGATGACATTTCGAGTGACAATCTCTCGGTTCCTTGAAAGTTCATCTTATCAAATATTGCTTTGTCATCCAGAATAACTACCGAACCTGTAAGATAAGGTTTATCCAGACTCTCAAATAAATTTAATTCGACAATCGATACTCGAACATCTAATTTATTTACCCCTGCCTGACCACCAAGACGATCTGCTGTGATTGTTGCCTTGGTAATCTTATACTGTTGGGATTGTGTCGTTTTGTACTGACTCACTATTACCTGACCTGTTTGTGGAAGTTATTAAACTCACTCACTACTCTTTCAATTACTGATGGTTTCAAAACAACAATCTGCTTCAATTCATCATTTCTGTTCTCCACACGATTACGATTGGTGATGGCAGTTGCACCAGAGGGTGCGTTTAAATAGTCGTATATCGGTAAGTCTTGATGAACACCGTTGGCATCTTCGTAGTGATGAACTGCATTGTACTGTTCGGATTCTGCCACCAATTGTGCAGTATAGAATGCTCCATCTTGTGCCGTGTATTGAATACTTTCGGTAGCAATAAATGCTTTACTATCTACTGTTTCAATAACAAGTTGACCCATGTCAAGGTCTCGTTTTATGATAGTACCAACCGTACCAGTTACACTTCCAGTCACAGTAGTTCCTACCGCAAAGTCCGATGCGAGGACATCATTACTTGTGACTGTTCGATGAGGATACTTTATTTTTATTTCGTCAAGAAGTTTTTGTGCTTCGATGGGCCATCCTGATTCACGGAGATGGTCGTTCATCAAATAGAATGTCCAGTAATAGTCCGTAGACCCATACAATTTATATGATAATGTGTCTGGTCGATCACCCGCAATAATTGTATGTTTGGAAGAGAAAGATACTGTATCTTTGAGACCATCTATAATATCAACATATTGCGATAAATTGTTGAAAAGTACTGGTGATTCATTACTACCAAATCGATATGCAACTATACCAAAGTTTCTAAAATATTTTGTTCCCATTAGAATCCATCCTCTTCAACATCTCTTCTATTGAGAGTTCTGCTTTCTTGGAATGCCAATGTCATTTCTGTTTCTTGGAAGTTACCATCACTATGCATTGACATTGCAGTGTTATTATATGTTACACCCACATCTCGGAGGTAGCACGGTTTAATTTTTGTGGCAATAGGGTTACCTTTGTATTCAATGTCTATCTGAAACTTGTTTGGAAAACGATAACCGATAGAGATTGCACTTTCTCCCGGTAAGGGCAGAACAATGTTTTCTGGATATAGTTCTGTACGGAAAAGTTTGACGATTTCCTTGACTTCGTCTGCTTCCTTTTTTGATGTAGGAATAAACTTGAATACAAACGAGAACTCTCGGAGGTTTACTTGTTTGAATAGTACTCGTGTATTGGGGTTTGATGTAACACCAGCGGCAGACTTGAACGCACCTGTAACTTCATCTGGCAGTGCAGATACAAGTTTCACTGCACCTAGTTTTGCAACATCTTTATTCGCTGCACCTTTCAACCCTGCCGCTACAGTTTTCATACCACCATCAATCATAGAGGTAATCGCACCTCGACCACTAATCAATCCTTGTTCTGCGGCGGCACCCATTCCACCCAAGTCCATATTATCATACGCAACATTGTCACGATACTGTAGACCGATAGGGAGATAGAGAGATACTTGTCTATCCAAAGATTCCAATGGTCGATGTTTTATTTTGGTTGTAACTTCTTCGTTTTTCCCTTCAAATCCAGTTATCTCAGAACCATCACCACTACCAATACTAGACAAGAGTTCACCCAATGCAGCGAATCCTTCGGCACCTAATTTCTCAATGTTACCGAATACATCCCCAAGATCAGTTTCTTGTTCTTTCATCACATTAAAGATAATGCGACCTTGATAGTCTTGATTATCTCTAGGATACTCTAATTCTATCTTTGATCTGACAGATTCTTCACCTTCGGTAGTAATTTGTTCTGCTTCTTCGGACATCTTAGTTTCTCTATAAATAAGTAAGTTAGAAATTCATTATCTTTATTTATAAGGTTTTTATGGCATATAGTGGTAGGTATAGAGTAAAAAATACCAATAAGTATGAGGGTGATCACACACAGGTGGTCTACCGATCTCTTTGGGAGAAACACGCATTTCGATGGTGTGACGAAAATCCCAATGTGAAACGGTGGTCATCCGAGGAGGTTGTCATACCCTATCTATACGAGGTAGACAATCGTTATCATCGGTACTTCATGGATTTAAAAATCGTTCGTGAGGATGGGTCTACATGGTTGATTGAAATAAAACCAGACAAAGAACGCAAACCACCAACAGGTAAGAAGACCAAGAGGTATCTGAATGAAGCATTGACCTATGTCAAGAACCAGAACAAATGGAAGGCGGCAGAAGAGTATGCCAAAGATCGTGGATGGCACTTTCAGATATGGACTGAGAAGAATGAACCGTTGAAGTCTCTTATTCCCAAATCAACAAAACCGTTGAAACCCTATACTCGAAGAAAAAAATGAAACATCATGGATTAATAATAACAGGTGCATCCTTTACATACCCTATAGGTAAAGGATTTGTTCCAGAACACGCAGTTTATGATGTCGGTAGTTGGGAAGAAATGCCAGTTAGGGGAACTGGTGCTCATAGGATTGCAACTCATTTGAGGAACACTGGGAAGTGGGACATTGAGGTTGTGGACTATCTTGAGGCATGGGATGACGAGGAACTATTTCAATTCTTTGAAACTCGAATTACTAAAAATACCAAATGGATAGGGTTTAGTGTATTCTTCACATACTCAATACACTGGGCACAACCTATAGTAGTAAAACAAAATAGACTCATATTACACATCAAGGAAAAATACCCTTGGATAAAAATTGTAGTTGGTGCAAGCAAACTGGCAAATGTTATCCGACATGAACAAGTTGATTACTTTTGTATAGGCAATGGAGAACTTGGGATTGTTGCTTTGTGTGATTATTTTACTGGAGATGCACCACACCCTAAAGTAAAAGTCAAAGTCAATCCTTTCAATCATATAGATTTGGAAGGAAGGCAGTATGTTATCATAGACTGTTTTAATGACTACCCTGCATTTCCTCATAAGAATCCACACACATCATACGAAGAAAGAGATTTCATACGAAGTAATGAAGTATTGACTATGGAGTTGTCTAGAGGATGTATATTCAAATGCACATTTTGTGACTTCTCCCCGTTGGGTGTTAAAGGTGACCATAGTAGACACGCAGAAAACTTTGAAGAAGAATTAAAAGAGAACTATGAGAAATGGGGTGTAACCCATTACTGTCTTTCAGATGAGACCGCTAATGCAAGTTCTGAATATATATCGAAGTTTGCAAACATTGTAAGAAAACTTCCCTTTCAACCTCAGTTTCATGGATTCATTCGTGGTGATTTATTAATAAGACGAGCAAAACAAGACTGGGATAATATGATTGATATGGGATTCACCAGTCAATCTATGGGTATTGAGACATTCAACCATGCGTCTGGCAAATCTATTAATAAAGGATTTTCCCCGTTACAGATGCAAGAAGGATTGCTTGCATCCGCAGAGTATTTTAAAAAGAACAGAAAAACTGGTAATCATTACAATCAAACATTGACAATGATTGCTGGTTTACCCCACGAAACATTTGAGACTCTGGATAGAGGTGGTGAGTGGTTAAATAAGTATTGGCACAATCAGGTCAATATACTCCCATTGCATATCTCACAACATATCACGGATGGTATTGATGCAGTTTCAGATATAGATAAAGACCCATCCAAATATGGATATACATGGAGAGATTCAAGTGCTTTAGATAGAGTTATAGAGGATTATTATTATCAAAACTGGGAAGTGATGAGAGTATTAAAACCGAATTATGGTCTACGAGATATGGTAGATGATTATCCAAATATCAAATTGGAAATAAGAGAAGAATCAAAAGAACGTGGAGAAGAAACAAATTCTCGTATATGGGTACATCCAAGTGGGGATTATGACCAGATTGATATGTTGGAATGGACTACCCTGTTTCAATCAGACAGAATAATCAAACTAGGAAGACCAGAAAGTCTGAATGGATGGCATATGGGTTGGTATAAACAACTAGGATATGACTTGAGAGAGACTTATGAGAAAAAATTACCCGATATAACAAAGAAGGATGTAGATAAATATTACGGTTTTCTTGAACGATACAAAAAAAACAAGTTAAATTGGTATAAATAGAACTATGAGTAACATATTCAACAAACTAGAACTACAGGCATTCCGTGCAGGGATAACACCTCGCACCAAGGAAAGTCGTGAATGGTTTATGAACAAAGCAAAGAATATGAGGTCTATCAATCGTCAAGCATTGATAAAAGAAGACCCTCTTATTCAGAGAAACGCATTGAAGAATCTGTCGAGAACTGGACTGGTTGGTACGATGCAGATGTTCTTCTATGATCCCAAGACTAAGGACACACTTCCGTATTACGATTTGTTTCCCTTGATCATAGTGGTGGGCCCTGCCGAGGGAGGGTTCTATGGTTTGAACTTACATTATCTTCCACCAATACTTCGTGCAAAAATGCTAGATGCACTGATGGAAACTGCCAACATGAAGGCAACCGATGATGCCAAGTTCCAGATCACATACAAGAAGTTACAGGCAGTCTCTAAGTTGAGATTCTACGAACCATGTTTTAAACATTATCTGACAAAACAAGTTAAAAGTAGGTTTGCAGAAGTACCCATGCCAGAATGGGAGATTGCAACCTTCTTACCGACTGCACAGTTCCGTAAAGCAAACTCTAAGAAAGTATACGCAGACTCAAGAAAAAGAATAGGTGGTAGATAGTGGCACTAGGAATAGATGATTTCAAATCACAGATTGGTAAGGGTGGTGGTATGGCAATGGGGAATCTGTTCAAGATTTTCCTACCACCTCTCACGGGTGATGCACGAGAGATGAATTTGTTGTGTAAGGTCGCAGAAATTCCCGGTAGACAAATATTATCAACCGAAAAGCAGATGGGTCTGATTACAAACAAGATCGCATACGGTCATGCTACTGCTGATATTACATTGACCTTTTACTGTCTCAATGATATGAAAGTAAGAGACTATTTTGAGATATGGCAGAATCTAGCAGTCAATCAAGCAAATCAAGAGATTGGATATTATGACAACTACACACATCCAGTCATTATCCAACATATTAAGAAGGGAACAGCATTCCCTATAGCAAAGAAAGAACTATTTGATGCAGGAAAGATACCTTCCTCCATCCGTGGCAGACTGCCGAGGATAGGCCCTCTGGATTTAGCACAGGGTCAGTTTGATCTGAATTTAGTATTCGGTGACGATATTACCTATACAGTTATGCTAGATAAAGCATACCCAACGACATTGAGTGCAATACCGTTGAGTCAAGATGGTCAGTTACTTGAAGTGACAGTTGAACTATCATATAAAAACTGGAAGTCCAAAGATGGAGATGCAACCGATACTGGTTTCATTGAAGGTCTTGCAGGTGAACTAATTAGAAAATTTTTATAACATTATTTGGAGAATATAATGGCATTACCTAAGTTAAATGTGACTAATACCTACAGGTTGACAGTACCGTCAACTGGAGTTGAGGTGTCATATAGACCCTACTTGGTCAAAGAAGAGAAGCAAATGATGATTGCCAATGAAACTGGTGATCAGAAGCAGATGATGGAAGTGATGGCAAAGACCATTAGTGCTTGTGTGGAGGGTGAACTAAATGTCAAAGAATTAACTACATTTGATGTTGAGTATCTTTTTACACAGATTCGTGGTCGGTCTGTCGGTGAGACTGCCGATGTTGCCATCAAATGTGATGGTGATGAGTGTGGACACAAAACAAAAATAAATGTAAATTTGATGGATGCAAAGGTTCAGATGAACGAGAATGACTCTCTAATTCCATTATCCGATGACATTTCGATTGAAATGAAATACCCTGCATATGGTGATGTTATAAAGAACTATAAAAAAGGGGAAGAAGAGTCTGTAGAGTTTGGTTTTACCATGATGGCAAAGTCTATAGAAGCAGTATTGACCGAGGATGAGAGAATCGTTCTCAAAGATTTACCAGTAAAAGAAGTAAAAGATTTTATCGACTCTATGACCAGAAAACAGTTTGAATCTGTTGGAGAGTTCCTTGAAGATATTCCACAATTAACTCTAGATGTTGAATGGAGTTGTGAGCAATGTGGTAAGGATAATAAGCATAAGTTGTCGGGGTTACAGGATTTTTTTTCCTAAACCTCTCCCATGATAGTCTTGAGAATCACTTCAAGACTAATTTCTTTATGATGCACAACTACACTTATTCTTTGACTGAACTTGAGAATATGATGCCTTGGGAGAGGGAGATATATGTTACTCTTCTGCAACAATGGTTAGAAGAAGAGAAGCAAAGACACGAGAAACAGCAAGCACAGATGAGAAAGTAAATGGCAAACGACAAACCTAGAACAAAAAGAGAGTTAGAGGAAGAGAAGCAGAGACTTCAAGGAGTCACTGAGGCACTTACTCAGCAACGTGATGCCTCACAGAAACTGACCGAGGAATTGAAGAAAGGAACAGCACAGGCAGTCGATAATCATAAATCAAATATGGAACTTGCTAAAAAGGCAGAAGAAGCAGGAGATGAAGCGGCATCTCGTGATGCCACATTTGCAGGGTTGACAGCAGTTATTGAGTCACAGGCAATGGCGGCACTCGCACAAGTAGAAGATAATAAGGCAGCGAGACTGGAGGCAGAAAGAAAAGAATCAAAGAAACAACTCGATGAAATAGAGAACAAACGAGAAGCAAACGCAAAATTAGGTGTGGTCGGAAGATTCCGAAAAGGAATGAAGGATGGGGATAAAGATTTAGGCAAAGGGATCAAGGCACCTAATTTTATCACCAAACTTGCTAAACTTGGTCTTGGTCTTGTTGGAGTCAAAGTCTTTACTACGATGATACAGAACTTCGATAAAGTTAAAGCATTCACGAAAGAGAATATTGTCCCTGCATTGGAAGGTACTTTTAATTTTTTGAAGGATACCATGTATCCATTTATCAAAGATAACTTCAAAGAAATATTCGATGGTTTGGTAAAAGTCGGAGCGGCATTTATTGCCTTCAAGGTTTTTGAAAAGATTTACAATGCAATTCTATTTGTGAAACGTGGTCTGTTGATGATCAATACAGGACTTATTGCTGTGGGTGTCGATCTAGGGAAAATGACAGCAGGAACAGGAAAAGCAGTTTTCGGTAAAATCTTTGGTGCAGTAAAATTCCTCGGAAGAGCATTTCTTGCCGTAAATCTTGCTATATTGAAATTTGCGGGTAATCTTATTACTATGGTGACAAAGGGAGCAATCTTCCTTGTCTCACAGGCAATAAGATTCCTCAAGATGGCATTTGTTGCCGTACAACTTTTCACAATGAAACTGGCAACCTCACTGTTTGCTATGGTAGCATCTGGTGGCAAAGGTGCCTTGGTGATGTTGGCAGGGGCATTTAGTAAAATGAGACTTGGATTGTTAGCAATCTCAACATTCATTACTGCCACTATGGTACCTGCACTAATGGCAACACTAGCAACACTTGCAACTGTAATGGCACCACTCCTACCGTTTATTGCCGCTGGTGCAGCGATTGCGGCGGGTCTATACTTCCTTGTTCAATATGCCAAAGACTACAATGGATTTGATGATGCGTTCGATCTGATTGGTTTGGCACTGGCAGAAGCAAAGGATGGGTTCCTTCGTTTAGGTAATGCTATTATCAAAATGAGAAACTTCGTTACTGGACTGGTAGGTTCTATCGCAGAATATGCCGGATTTGAACCAGATATACTGGGCCCACAAGTGGCACTATATGAGGTAAACAATGCTCAGAAGTTTAGGTCAGAGGTTCATCGGAAACAAGAACTAGCGGCACAAGAGGGTGAGAAAAAATTAAGTCAGTTAGATGATGATCCTTTCATGGAAGGACTGGATATGACTCAGTTCCCAGAACTGGCAAATCTTCAAGGTGATCTAAATAATGCTATGTCAGATGCACAGATGATGCTATCCCAGACCAATGTGTCCAATGTTGCAACCACGAACAACAGTTCCTCGAATCATATGTACAATAATCCTGATCCTGCCGTAGATAACAATGATGGTTTGGATAGACTTGCACATCTGTATAGATTAGGGTATTAAAAAAAAGGGAGACCGTAGTCTCCCTATAAACCTATCATGTCGGTTTTACCCAGTTCTACCTTTGGTTGCGACACTAGAATGTCTACCTAGTAGATTCCTGAATTAGTCTCGGAAACCTTCACCCTTTACAAAGTGATGGAATCTGTGTGAGATTACTGCGAACAGCAACCTCACAAGACTTGTCTCCGAATAAGAACCATTCTCAGTATACAAGTGATACATGATTAGTCCTCAGCGGCAAGTTTAGCAAAGTATGACAATGTGTCATCTTCACTACCCGATGCTTGGATCGTTGGTTCTGGTGCAGTGTTAGACACTACTACAGGTTCCGCATATTTGATCGGTGCAGTCTCAGCGGTCTGGTTCAACAGATCGTTCTTTACAGTAGACCCTGCACCAGTCGATTGACCCAACACAACTTCTAGTCGTGATTTTAGATCATCGTATGACTTGTACGAGGACTCTGCAACAAACTCTGACATATCGTGCAACTGATTATAAGTTGCTTCGAGTTTAGTCTCATCAGCATCAAACAATGCAGAAGTGGACTTGAACTCCGATTTGTCATAGTTACGATACCCTGCAACATTGCGAATCTTCAACTGAAAGTCAGCACCCAACCAGAAGTCGAATGGATTCACTGGAGTTTCACCGGGAAACTGAGGTTGCATTACATCCATAATCTTATCAAAGATTTTCTTACCAAAGTCGTAGAGGAATACTTTACCTTCATTGGCAGGATTGGATGGATCAGACACTACCATGATGTTTGCCACATAGTGTAGTCTGCGTTTTTGCTTACGAGCAATATCTTTATCTTCATCGATGCCAGAGTTCCACAAACGAGAGTTGTGTTCACTCACTGGATCATTCTGACCGAGAGTAGTCAAAGACTTCTCGACATACCACTGACCAGTGGGCCCTTTGAAGAAGTGATCAAAGTATCGAACCCAAGGTAATTCTTGTCCTTCAGCGGCAGGAAGGAATCGAATCTGTGCGAAACCATTACCATTGTCATCAACAGTAGGTTTCCAGAACCGTAGGTCTTCGTATTTGTTTTTGGATTGGTTTACCCCTGAGACTTCTTGTGCCGCTTGTGCGAGTTTAGAAACATCTAGGGAATTAGATTTTAAGTTTGCAAAAGACATATTTGTATTCTCCGTATTTTTGCGTATTAGTTGTATTATGAGTATTCATTGTATCATAACGTAAATAGAAAGTCAATACCTTTATTCAGTTTATTTTCTGCCGAATATTGGTATTTTCAATACCTTTATTTAGTATTTGGTAAACTTTCACTTTTTTGAAGGAAATTGAGTTTCATTGCTTCAAACTCAATCTTCTCCTTTATTGAGATGGCAATATATTTCTTGACATCTTCAATCTCTAGGTTGTTCTCATCACATAGATAAACAACCGTGTCCATGTATGACATAGACTTTGTTCTTACACAGTCCTCCACCATCTTGGTGAATTTCTTCTTGTTCATAAAGTTAGATTCTTGTTGTGAGGAATCTACTCCGCCCATCTGGAAATCAACCTTCATAGTCTTTATCCAATTCAAATTCTGCTTCGAGTTCACGAGTCCAGACTTGTGCAATGTCGGGATACCATGTTCCGTAATTACGTTTGGGGGTTCCATCGGGATAGTATGACATAGCAATACACACCTTCTGGACTCTCCCCTCACGTTGTTCACCATAACGAAAATCAGACCATACACCACCACTGAGATACTTCTTCATGTTGGAGATGTATATTTCAAGGTCTTGGTACTTTGCTCTCTCCTTCGAGACCTTAGAGTCTTTATAACTCTTCATCCCTTTGAGTTCCTCGGTACAAGACTTCACCCACTGTTTGACTTTCTTCCAGTGTAGGAAATGATCTTCATCTAAATCCCTAATGCTGTGGTGTACCGACTTAGAACCATCGGCACCCCTTGCTTCCCTTGCCTTCGCAAGTCTTTCCACTGCCGCCTTCTTCTGTTCCTCAGACATTGGTTTTCGTCTGCGTTTAACTTTCTTTCTTTCAAAACCTAACGCATCCAGAGATGCTTGCTTCTTGCGTTCTCTGGTGAGTCTTGCTTTTTCAGTTGGTGTAAGTTTCTTTTTTGGCATAGTGGTATATATTATATATTATACAGCATTAAAAGTCAATAGGGAATCAACACGAAATGATCTCCAGTCCTGTAAATCTAAATCAAATACACGAACCGCAAGTTGGTTCTTCTCAGTATTTGCGTTAGCATCAGTCTTGGGCATCTTCTCAGATGGTATCTGATCGGATACCAGTGTTGCTCTCATTTCACGAACTTGCCCATCCTTCACTTTCGTGAATGACAGATTCACCACACCTTCTCGTAAGGTGTCAACGATCTCTTGATAGGTCATATCAATTTTCTCCATTATATTTACCTCAAAAATTCCTTGGTGGAAGTGGTTCATCTACAAGAAAATCCTTGTAAGTGTAAAACTTCCATACCAAGAATGAAATGTCTAAACAGAATCCATCGGAAAAGTTTAGACTGACAGATGGGGTCAACCATATCTCTCTTTCATATGTTCACATATTACTAAATTGAAATATTCTACCCCAAATCTTAAATCTCATTGTACACTATTCTCCTTATAAAGTCAAGTATATTTTATGCTACTTTCTGTCTTTGTTGTGGGTGCCATTCTAAGAACCAACTAGGTACCTCACGATTAGTCCACTCTGCCATGTACCACTTCTCTTGGCAGTAGTAGTTTCGGTATGCCTTTACTGGATCATACATCTTACAGTAGTCTGGCATTGCCATTGCGAACTCAGTCATCTTACCGACTTGGTCAATGTTCTTTGGTGAGAACCACAACTGACCTTTCAGTTTCTCTTCGGTCATGTGAACCTTACCATATCGTCTGGTGTACTCTTTGCACAACTCTCGGAAGTGTTTGTACAACCATCGGTAGTTGTTATTGTTCTCACGAACCCAGATGTTGGATGGATGGTTGACATGGGATGCCTTGTACAAGAGTTGTTCTTGGGCAGTTGGTTTCAGTCTCCACCGTTTGATGTTGCGACCATTCTTGGTCTTATCAAGATACAACTCACCATCCAGAACACGATGTGCAGTAGACATGAGTTGTGCATACTCGACAATCATTTTGACAACGTGTTTATCACACATCATCTGTGCAGCGACCACAGGGTCTTTGTCTAGATGAAATATATTCATAACAAGGAAATCTCCGCAAGATACTGCTCAACATCACTCATTCTGAGATGACCAATAGTATCACCAGTTATAGGTGTATCATAACACAAGTCACCCTCACTGTCAAGTACCGCAATCTCATAGAGACCTTTCTTGCCTCCATATGACATATCGTGCTTGACTACAGATGCACCGTAACCATTATCAAATTTATAGATGAGTTGATAACCATTCAATTCTGGCA